TCCTTCGCTCCATCCTTAGATGCTTTGCTCTTATAGTGGTAAAGATAATAAGCACCCAAACAAGCCGCTCCGGCAAACAAGACTAACGCAAAATAATTCAACGCTTCGGTACGAGCCCGATTGCGAATTGAATTTTCATGCAAAATCAAGAGACCGAAATCAGTTTCAGTTAGAGTGAGACCAGTTGCCACTTCCTTAGCAAAGATTTCATCTATAGGAGTATGTTTTCCCCAGCACTCAGATTCTTTAGTAGACTGTACATTACGTGCACGCTGCCATTCTTTATAACGAGGGTCAGACATTATAAGAAATTCTTTATCAGCATCATTCATCTTCCTGTGACCAGCAACAATACGAGTCATAGCCTTTCGTAGCCCTTTTAAGGGCAAGAAATCAGGCAAAATTTCGACTGTGCGGATAGCAGTTTTAAGAACAAAGTTGATTAAAAAATCTATAACTACTGTTGAATTATCAATAAAATCTCGTATAAAGGTAGCAGTGCGCATGAAACTAGATACGTCTTTCAAAAGTTTCATAGCACTGGAAGCGCCCATAACGGCTCCCACAGCACCGCTAAAGAAAGCCAAACTAGCCAAAGTATCGAAGACAACATCAAAGAAAGGCTGATTATTTCCTTTGTTTTTTGATTCCTTCGAACTCCTGCTAGAAAGACCTTCATTATAACGATGCGAGGCCCACCGTTTAATGGGTTCCCGTAAGAAATACCAAGCAGTGACCAAACCTAGGACAACCCCAGGTATGGCCAACCATTTCTTGTTGTTTTTAGCTTGCTCTAAATATGATCGTAAAAGGTTTTTAGTCCTAACCAAGGAGATGCGAAGGCCAGCATAGAACGCCCAAAGGGTCCCCTGCAAACCAACCATAAACCATAACGAAAAATACGAAGAGAGCCACAAACCCCAACAAATGGGCAGAGCAAACATAGCAACAGTAAATGCTAAGGGAGTTGCCCAAGTGAGACTCACAAAGAGGCGATACTTTATTTCTTCCCGCCAAGA